CAAGATTGAATTTATAGCATCACAAGCACATACCGCTTCAGCAAAAGGTACTGACATAAGACTTGGAATGTGTGCTAACGGTTCTACTACAATTACTAACAGATTTACATTTAGAGATTCTGGTGCGTTTGGAGTTAATGGTGATACTGTCGGGTCAAGTGGTGATGTTTTAGTTTCTAAAGGGAATAATCCACCAGAATATCAGCCAGTAGGAGCAAGAGCTTGGGTTGTTTTTAAAGGTACAGATACTTTTGCAATACAGCAAAGCTATAATGTTGATTCAATTACTGATATCAATATAGGTCAATATAGAGTTACTTATGACACTAACATGACTAATGCACAGCATCTAATTCTTATAACTGTAAGTTTGTCACCTAGCGGAAATAACACTCATGGAGTCCCTTATATTACGTCAAGGGCTGCAAATACGCATACAATGAGAATTTGTAAAGATGAAAATAGTGCTTCTGTCGTTGATAAAGATATTGTTAGTGTGGCTGTTTTTGACGATTAGTTCTATAATAAATAAAAAACTATGTCTGTATTAGATAAAAGAATTGTATATATTGAAGATGACGGAGTATTAGCTGTTATCGTACCAGTTAACGCAAATAAAACTATCGAACAATTACAAGCAAAATCTGTACCTGAGGGTAAAAAATCCTATATTATAGATAAATCAGAAATACCTTCTGATAGAAGTTTTAGAGGTGCTTGGACTTATACAGAATAAATTATGGGATTTAGCATTGACATGGCGAAAGCTAGAGAAATTCACAAAACTAATATACGCACTGCAAGAGAGCCAAAACTTGCTGAACTTGATATTGAATTTCAAAAGGCATTAGAAACTGGTGCTTCAACAACTGATATTGTTGCTAAAAAACAGGCTTTAAGAGATGCAACAGCTGACTCTGCAATAGAAGCTGCCTCTGATACAGCAGCATTGAAAGCACAATGGAATAGTACTATTCTTGGAACATCACCTTATAGTTAATTATGGCAATCAATTACACTTGGAATATTCCCAAAAGATATACAGTTGGAGCAGATCAACGTATCAGCCGAATAAATATAATAATTGTTGCATCCGATGGTACGAAAGAATCTGTTGCTGATTTTGCAATTACACTTGCTTTACCTGATACTATGATACCTTTTGCAGATGTTACACAGGATATGGTGATAGGATGGGCAAAAAATCAATTAGGTGCAAATGAAATAAATAATATAGAGAATAATTTAAAGAAAAAAATAGATGAACAGTATAGTGCTACTACTACTTCACACTCTTGGTAATAGGTGTAGAATAGGGTAACTAAATTTTTATTTTATGGATTTTGCTGCTAAAAAAGAAGCACTTATTAAGGAAGGCACAGAATTATCTAATGAAGTATCTCAACTTGAAAAAAAAATGAATGAACTTAATTTAAAGATTATTAAGATAAAAGGCAAGATTGAAATGTGTGACGAAGAACTAAACATTGACGAGGAATAATGAAAAAACTAATTACAACAATTTTTGCTATAAGTTTATTTCTTCCTGTAGTAGCCGAAGCTGGTGTTTTTCCAGAAGGAAGGAGAAGAAAACCAAGATGCAAAGGTAGTGGTGGTGTCATGGTATGTCGTATGCCTAAACACAGAAAGCCTAGAAGATGTGGGATTATGCCTTGTATTCCTCCAGGATATTACAGACCAAACCCACCAAGAGTAATTCCTATGAGGTAGTTTTTTCAGTTAAAGTTCTAGTTAATATTCCCATAGTTAGATAAAGTGGACATAAGGCCATTATGGTCATAAAACAAATTAAAGTTAATGGTGTTGCCATTTTCAATAAAATTTCTTTATACATATATGGAAGATATTTATTTGCCTAATTTACCAGATACCGATAACATTCTCAATCCACCTACAACGATATTTTATCCACCTGTGGTACAGGAACCATATCTAGATCCTTTATTGCTTCCAAGTTTGGAACAGGTAAAGTCTGGACTTGGGGAAGATCAGGCAACCACCTCTTCAGAAAAGCCCTCTCCCAATGAGGTATTAGAAAAAGTAGACCCAGAACAGATACCGACAAACCTGCCAAAAACCCAATCAAATACTTCATCTGAAGCTGTAGCTACGTTTAATTTACCATTTTACGGAGAAATGCCAATACCTTCCGCTGAAGTCATTGCATCCTCTGTGATCGCTGCTGGAACTGCAAGCGTTGTTAGCGTGGCAGGCGGGATTGCAATGCAATCAGTATTAGCTTTTATCAAAAAAACATTTAAAAAAATCTTTACTAAAATTCTTAAAAAAGAAGTCGCAAATGTAAAAGAAAAGATAGATAATAATAAAGGTAGCTAGAGTTCACATACCTGTACTATGTGGTGTCTAAACTAGCTACTTAAATTTTTTTGGATTAGCTTTTACATAACTTCGTATATTAATTACATCATTGCAAATATATGCGAACTTAGAGTCAGGATTTATCATGTAGCCTGATGCGTGAAGTTGACTACATTTCAAAACACGAACTAGCTGTTTATCATGCACTTGCTTGTTTAGTTCTTCTTTGGCTTGGTCTAGCTTTACTTTTGATAACTCAATACAAGTTTTATTATCTCCTAATGGAATCATAAAACTTAGTTGTATTCCCCACCCTTGATTAATGCTATAAGTGGGATTTTCTGCATCAGGATTTTCTGCTTCGTTTCCTGTATAAAAAGGTGTAACTGCCATTGTAGGCTGACTACATAAGACATTTCCAAACTGTTGCTTGCCTGTCATCCCATTATTAATATTCATATTTTGATTAATTATTGATGAATTTCCCACAGCATTAGGTTGTGCAATTACATCAGTATCACCTTCTGCTTTAACAGAATTACTGACTAAACACAGACAAGCTAGTAATAACGCTTGTAGTCGTGATGGCATCATTTTGAGTGATCTGTTCTGTTAATGCACCAGCAGCTCTTGTAGTAGTGCTGAGAGTCCACTCAGCTGTTGAATCTGTTGGAGTAAAAATTGCATCTGTAGCTTCAATACCACCAGAAGTGTCTGAAGTAACAGTGATGTTCGTAGCTTCCCATGTATTTAAGGCTGATCCGTATTTCTCAGTAACTATACTGCGTGTTATTGTCTGAGTAGTATTTTCAGTTCTGTTGCTAGAGCCAGTAGTCCAACTAGGCGTTTCGGCTTGGATTGACACAGGCAAGGCCAATAGTCCTAATAATAGTAGTTTTTTCATTTGATACCTACTTTAGAGTTCTTATTATCTACTATAGTATCTTTTTTCTTTTTTATCGAAAAACCAAGTGATGCAGTGGAAGCACTAAAAATACTTGCAATAAATGTCGGATCAAAATCTACTATTTTCTTGCCAGATGGAGGTCTATAGTATGAAAGGGATAAAAGTGTTGCCGACCAAAGAAGTACGCAAACTTTAACAATAGTTTCGACTTTGCTTGGTTCTTGATCTTCCATAAGAAAAAAGCTGCTTGTGGGTATCTCTAAGCATTGACCACTGCTTAACAAACAGCTATGTGCCAAATGTAGCAATTATTGGTATGTTTGGAAAGTAACACAAAAAAACAATGTCAAAGTTTCTAATCAATCTATTCATCAAGTTCGGCAAGTCAGAATCTTTGCGTAAAGCAGCATTATCGCTTTGTAAAAGTTTAGTGGCAAAAACTGATAATGACCTTGACGACAAATTAGTTGAGCTTCTTGAAGCTAAATTATTTCCAGTAAAATGAAAAAGAGAAAATTTCTTAACATCGAGATAGAAGATGCTCCATTAGAGCTAGAACTGTCGGTGGAACAAAGATGCCGTGATATTCTTGCCTCTGATGATATCTACAGCATCAAACGGTATTGCACTCACCTGGTAAGGCATCAAATGAAACAAGATGTATTCCTTGCATCTTTATTAGGCCGTCTTGTGGAACTTGAGGCTGCTAATGCTGCACATCAAGTAAAAAAAGGTAAAAAAGGATTTATGAAACGCTTTCTTCATATTCCTTAATTTCTTCTGGTTTAAAATTTTTTACAAGTAGTTTTGGTATTTTATCAATCTCATAATTATATTTAAGGATTGCTGTTTTTATATGTTCTGTAACCCAAGTGCCACTATTGGCTGCTAATTCTGCTTTATTTCTTGAGTTAATATTTATCCTGTGTTCTATTCCCTTCAGTTGTATATCAAGTAAATTTTTTTGTAGGTTTTTTATTCTTATCTCCTTTAACTTTCTAAGTTTTAAAGAATCACTCATATTCTTTAAGATCTAACCGTTCAAACCAGAATTTTTTCTGTAATTCTGCAAGCTGGTCATAATAATTTTTGATCAAGTCTTTATTTTTCATAAATAAAAAAGGGGTCTTATATGAACTCTTCCAAGACAATGCCCCTATAAATTAGGCTGGGATTGCTTCTGAGCTTTTACTCTTTACAGGTAATGTAAAGTCATTCACCCTTACCTGGATAGATGCTCCAGCGCTTCCATCTTTTTTCTCAAAAGTATTTAGGTTGCCAGATCCTGTGACGGTAATCTGACTGCCTTTCTTGATATAGTCCATGACAACATCTCCTCGGTTGCCCCATACAGTGCAATCAATCTGGACAGTCACATCTTGTATGTCTGTTAGTAGTCTAAAATTAGTAACTTTTGTTCCAGTTGTTGTTTCCTTCTGTACTGGATCTGAGGCTAAGTTGCCAACGGCTGTAATGCTTAACATGATAATTTAATTAGTCAGGGTTGTTTGTTTTGTTCTGCCAATCTTCAATATCTTCTCGGTTGTACCGAATAGTGTTATTAAGGATGACAGTCCATTTCGGGCCACTGGGGTGACCCTTGCGAGTTTTGGTCCTCCAAAGTCGCACAGTTTGAGGTTTTACACCAAGCTCTTCAGCCAATTGATCTGAGGTGATTAGTTCATTCATGAATCCTCCTTCTCTAGAATAAGTGTCAGTAATCCATCTCTTTGATCTTCACTAATAGCATTAGTTTCATATCGTTTTGAAATGTTTTTCTTTAACAAACCGAGCTTGTCTTTGTTGCCTGGTTTATTAATGAAAGCTTCACATTCTTTGATGAACTTATCACTTTCAGATCTGTCAATTGGTTTATTACTTGAGACAGTTGGTTTACTATCATCAGCTTTTAACCATGCCTTGTCCTTATCGTATAAAGACAGGCCGAATTGATCTCCAAATTGCATTAATGCTCTCTTCCTCGCATCACTTTCCGCTTCTTTTACTGCTGATTCATATTTATCACCAATACTACCCATGCGACCATGACCAGCACCTGTGCCTTCTCTGACGATATCACCAACAGTAATTCTTACTCTTGCAATGTAAGTGATACATTTGGGATCTTCAGAAACCAAAAATGTGTCCAGTGTTTCAGAACTCCAGCCATCAAAACCAAAGATGCGGTTGGCCTCTTGTATGACGTGCCAGCTTTCAACATAGGCTAACTTCTGACCACCGCCACCTGGTCTGAAGGTGACATTTTTTTGGTCAATTTTTTGATTTAGCAGTTTTTTCTGCTCTTCATTAAAACTCATTGTTCTATAGGGGTTGAAAATGCCCATCGGGGCAGGGATAAAGATTGAACTCCTGTTTGACACCAGCTTGGCCAATCATCAAGCAGGCGACATTCGGCAATCTTATCTAGAGCTTCTCTAGACAGTTTTTGCCCTTCTTGCAACGCATCATCATCAAGCTCCCATAAACCAACATCAAATGGATATTCAGATTGCACTACAAGAAAAATAAATCTTTTTGCTGATGGAATCCCATTGAGATAATGCTTTGCCTGCAAATGGTAGGTGAAATTTGCCACTGCCTTTGCAAAGTCTCTGGGGTTTGCTCCTGATCTACTGGTTTTTAAATCAACAATGATATCTTTATTAAGCCAATCAGGTCTGCATTTACAGGTCAAACCAGTAGCCTTGTCATCCCACCAATAAGATTTTTCTGCAATACCAAAACTGAGTAACTTCTTGGCATGAGGTTCTGAAAAAACCGCATCTCTCATCTTGATCGCATTTTCCATATCAGCTTCAGTGACAGCCGTAAGACCTTTTTTTTCAGCCTCCTTTGCCTCCTCTTTTCCTCTTTTGGTTGTCCTGGAAGATACTGCAATAAACCTTTTTGTAAGCTCATCAGGTTCGAGAACTGCACAATGAGTCAGAGTTCCAAGAAGCATTGCACTTGTCGGTTTATGTTCTGGCCTGTCAGGATTAAGAAAAGAGTTCCAATATGCCTTTGGCCCATGTTTTACCATTGTTTTTTGCATAGATGCTGAGATCGCATCATCAGAATGATATTTTTCGTTTGAAATCTGGGTTGATCCTGTTGTCATTATTTAAATCCCAAATAAGTAGAGCCTTTATGTTGAAGGATTGTAAAAGTAGAAATCTTTTCGCAATCTTCACAAGAAAACTCAATAGAAATAGCACCTCTACATCTTGAGCTTGGATTTTGTTCTTCAGATGTTTTTTCAACTCTTAAATTTTGATATTCATCAAAAATAGTGAGGCAGTCACTTTGTTTATCTTGATTAGTAGACCAGATCCTATAAGCCTGTTGATGGAGATACTCACAGTTACAGAAAGGACAGCAAAGAAATTCGTCATAAAAACTTGTCATGTGTCTGAGTACCTCTTTGTATGAGGGCCATATTGCATCATTATCCGTGGCCATGTTTTCAAGATAAGTGCTTTATCCTGTGGCATTGCAACAAGACCAGCCTGTGCTAATCGTTTTAAAAATGGTGATGCGTCTAGGGAATCAATTACAGATGCAAATGTATTAAAGATTTCTTTATCGGTCATGGTTAAAATTGGGTTGCCGAGGTCGGAGCGTTCAGGGGTTGGTCGCTTCTTCCTCGGTTTTTTATGGAAGCGCAGACTAAGATCATATTCACTCATCATTTTTGGGCAAGCTCCTGGCAAGCAGCCTCGACATTATATGTAAAGCAATCAATCTTGGTAGATTGAAGTAATGAATCTGAAATGGCAAAATATCCTATGCCAAATATGCAAAGATAGAGAAATGCGTGTTTCATGGGGTTGGGTTTCAGGGGCTTTCTAATAATAACCAAGGGTCAACACTTGTCAACCTTAGAAAAGGTTTAGTTGCTCAACGGGTATGGGAAGTTTTAACTTATCTCCCCATTGCTCTGCCATGGCAGAGGCAATACCAGTATAAAATTTACTTCTCTCATGGCCTTTTCCACTTCCTAAATACCAAATTCTTTTTGAGATTTTATCTGGAAGTTGCTCTGTCTCTTTAAGGACATTGTTTGTCTCTTTCAGCAAGGGTAAATTTTTAAGCCACAGACAAGTCTTTTTATATTCTGTATGACCAAACTGGTAAGGATTTATTGTCTGATCTGCCTGCCTTATATGGGAAGAGATCACAGAGACAGGATTTTCAATACATATATGGTCAATTGGTGCATCCATGAGTTTTTGTACAAAATCCAAGGCATCCTTACGCAGTTTCATCGGTTTTTTCCCCTCGGTAAACCATCTCGCACCCGATACAGATAAATGCGTACAGGGGGGGTGAAAAATTGCAAGCTGCCAATCCATGTCTAAATAGTCAAGAACATTTCCCTTGATATGATTACCCTCTGATTCTGAATCTAAAATATCGCACGACCAAGCGTCATGTCCTTGAACGGCAAAGGCATCTCTAACGATGCCCGAATATTCACAACCTACAAGGACTCTCATCAATTTAATCAATGATATTCTTTTAAAACTTTTTGAATTGCTGAGAAAAAATTTTTAGTTGTTGGGCTGTTTGCAATTTCTTGGCTGTAATTTTGTTCCATTTGTTTTTGGGTTGCTATACCTCCATTACAAACATACTTATCAACAACTGTTAACAAGGTTTCATTACTTTTACATCGAATCCTTTTTCTTTCAACTCTTCAATCCTATATTTCTGAATTTCACTTAGTCTGCCCTTCGGCCCTTTGACCTCAATAAACATAACTTCATCTGGTTTCATACATACCAAATCAGGTAAGCCAGCTTTGTTGCACATAATTAACTTGATTACTGTCCACCCTTCTTTCTCGTGCCTGTCTATCAGCTTCTTCTGATATTGAGCTTCTGTCATTTCTGTAATGGTTAATCGTATAGCTTTCCTTTGATTGTACTACCTGATAAATTTTTGGCTCAATTCCCTTTTCCGCAAAAATATAATGAATTTTATTCTTTCTTTCCCTGCCAAGAAAACTTGCTCTTTCCCTACCCTGCAAATAACTCAATGCAGAATAATCTATTCCCAAAAAGATCAAGTGATCGGCACTGCTTAAGTTAACTCCTTCACAACAACTTTTGACCTGACCAATAAAAACAGAATCGCTTACAGCGTTAAATATATCTGGATCATCTGTTGCCCTGTGACCAAAACACTCCTCAAGCATTTTGCCTTCAGCAATAAAGCAATATAAAATGGCAATCCTTCCACTGAAGTTATCTCTTATATATTCAATCTTGCTTTTATCAAAAACAACAGAACCATGTCTTTCTGTTATTACATGCCCATTATATAGCTGCCTTAACTTGCTCATCACTTTTGCACCAGTATCTGCAACAACTGATCTTCCTCCAGGTCTACCAATGACACCGTTTTTTAATATCCGATAAGCAAGCCTGTAAGTTCTTCTTGACATCTTTACAAGATGAACTTCCTCTTCAACCTCCTGAGTAAAACCGGCTTCTTTCTGGGTCATCTGCACTGTATAAGGTTCAATATCCCTTAATATTCTGCTTTGTCTTGCATCTGAATAATCTTTAATCACAACACCAGTTCCAACTCTTTTCTCCTTTACATCAACATAGTCACTGGCCCACCTGTAAAAATTCTGATATTTACTCCATAAAAAAGGTGTCAAAGACCACTGGTGATAAAGCTGGCTGAAGCTCTCAGGGCTTGGTGTTCCACTCATTAGAATGATGCTGTTATATCTTAGCTGCAAGATATTCTGATATCGTTGTGATGGTTTAGGAAATGCACCTACACTATGCGCTTCATCAACGATAATCATGTTCCAGCTTGTACCCTTGAAATTTTTTAGCTGTTCAAAGTTAGTGACGGATACTACCCTCTCAAGATTCATCTTCTCAATATCACTTTTTATACTTGGTATTGCCTTTTTCTTAGTAATCACCATTACCTTTTCAAGTGCCATATTCTTGACAACAGATAATGCAACCAGCGTCTTACCTGTTCTGCACTCACCACTTAAATATCCGCATTTCTTGATCTGACAAAGCCTGGTCAACTTACTGCTTGCCACTTTTTGATATTTTCTTAATACTACCATTGACAGTGTTGTTTATATCGATATTGTACTTAGGAACGCTATATATGCAATACATATGCAACAGAAACCGAAAAAAGCAATTCAAATCTATTTAGAAGAAGAGCAAATCCAGTGGCTTGATGATAATAAAGGGCCAGAACTTAAACGTGGTGGTGTCATAAGAAACCTAATTCGAGAAAAGATGGAGCAGGCTGCATAACAATGGACATAAAAGAAGAACTGCTTGGCCTTCCTAAGCACTGGGGTTTTGTTGCCGTTCAAAATAAAAGACCCTATCAAAACGATTGGCAGAATAATCCACTTACACGCTCACAACTATTTAAAGAAATCTCCTCAAAAAAATCTACAGGTATCGGTGTTTGCTGCGGTGTTCCTTCAGGTGGTTTACTTTTCTTAGACCATGACGGCCCTTCAGCTGCAAAAATATTAGGTGAATGGGGTTTTTCATTATCATCACTACCTCCATCATGGATGGTCACTTCAGGTCGTGTTGGTAGATTTCAAATTATTTACCAAGTTCCAAAAAAATATTGGTCAAAAATAAAAACACGTAAATTTCAGACAGGTGTAAAAGATGAGGATGGTTCTGTTGAACAGATTGAACTGCGTTGGAATGGTACACAGTCAATAGTATCTGGTAAACATCCAAAGACTGACGGCTACAGATGGATGGAAAATCGCTCGCCAAAAGATCTTGAAATCGCCGAAGCTCCCTTTGCCATAATTGAAAAGATGATGGAGCAAAAGAAAAAGACTTCACAAATACAAACCCTTAATTCAGATACAGATAAGGCACGTTCTCTTCTTCAATCAATAAATCCTAATCGACTAGATGACTACGACACATGGGTCAAAATTGGCATGGCTGCTCATTCAGTCGGTGACAATTCACTTCTACACGATTGGGAGCAGCTATCACAGAAAAACAGCAAATATCAATCAGGGGAATGTGAAAAGAAATGGTCATCTTTTAAATCATCTGGGGTTTCCCTTGGCACTCTCCAAAAGTTTGCTTCAGAGGATGGTTGGACTCCACCACCTAGATCCTTCCCCACTTCAATCAAACCAGCAGAAGAACCAACACCAGTTCCTCGTAAATTAGAACAACTTACATCGCAGGAACTTATTAACTTTTTACGCAACCTGAAACAGGAAATAAGATTTAATACTTTTTCCCACTCAATAGAAATGGATGGCAAAGTAATAAAAAATATTGAGCTTTTTTATCTGACACTTGCAGAGCTTGGTTATAAAGTGCCAAAAGAAATGGCCATAGATTGCCTTCTCAAGGTAGCCCATGAAAATGAATATGACCCAGTGAAGCTTTATCTTGATCACTGTTACAACGAAATCCAACCAACTTATATAGACAGACTTGCCTCAACATATCTAAGGCCACAGGATCAAAACCTGAAAGAGCCGACAATATATGATGTGATGCTTAAACTTACTTTAATAAACGCAGTAAGGAGAGTTTATATTCCAGGTTGCAAGCATGACTCGGCAACTGTACTTCAAGGTTCTCAAGGCATCAAAAAATCATCATTTTGGCAAACATTATTTGGCCCCTTCTTCTCAGATGCCCTCGGTGATATTTCTTCAAAAGATGATCTTCTTGTCCTTCACCGTTCATGGGGTATGGAATGGAGCGAAATTGATGGAGTCACAAGTCGTAAACACGCAGGCACAATAAAAGCCTTTTTATCAAGGTCAACTGACCTCTTACGAGTGCCTTACGGTAAAGCCGTTGAAGAGTGGCCTAGACGTGGCATCATTGTCGGGTCAACCAATAAAGAATCAGGTTTGTTAATAGATGACACAGGTAACAGAAGATTTCATATAATACCCTGCACTACAAAATCAATAGACCTTGACTCCCTTCAGTTGGAGAGAGATAGTATTTGGACCGCTGCTATTCATGCCTTTAAAAATAAAGAATCGCACTTCTTATCCTTTGAACAGGAAAACCAGATTGAAAAAGAAAATCTTGGTTATATGGTGGATTCTCCCTGGCTTTCTGTAATAACCAAATATTTAAATGATCCAGCTAACGCTGTAAAAGATATAACAATCGAACTTTTATTAACAGAGGCAGTGGAGAAACCAATCGAAAGACAAACAAAATCTGACATCATGACTGTCTCATCTATTCTCAAATCCTTACAATATGAACGAAAAAGAAAACGATTGGAAGGAACACCTAAATGGGTATGGTTCTTACCTGATCTCACCCCTGTTCTCACTGCTGGGAACGCTCAAAACCTTTGAAATTACTATATTATATATATATGTTCTCTATGTTCTCTATGTTTTATATATATATATAATAATAGATAATATAGGGGTATATATAGGGTTAG